GCGTCACATCATAGCGGTCACACAGGGCCTTGACATTGGCATCTGTTGGCGTGCGCCACTCGTTCTTGCAATACCCCAGCAGGCGGCGAAGGTTCACACGCATCTTGCGTACCCGTGCCTTGGTCAGCTGGTCGTCGTTGGTGTTGGCCTTGATACCCAGTGCATCGAGCATGGCCCAGATGCCGCCAGCGTTTGATTTGCCAAGCTCTATGAGGCGTCCAATGTCCCGCCCCTCGACCCCGTTATCCCTCATGAACTCAATCCCAAGCTGGTGATAGGACAGTGCACTGTACGATGGGGCTTGACGTCCCATTGCCCTGGCCAGGAGTACCAGCCATGCGATGCACTCATTTATCAGCGTCGTCTTGCCCGTACCCGCACGCGCACGCACCATAATGTGATGCGAGTTGGTCACTAACTCCATGAGTACTGCGAGTTGCTGGCCGGTGAGTTGCAGTCTCGGCCTGTCCATGAGGGTTAGTAACTTCTCCCTCTCCTCATCCCTCGCGTCTGCGCCGAATGCCACATACCGTATCGAGGTGATGCCCGGTATAGACGGGTGCATCGACTGCATCAGTGAGTCAAGCATAGTCTCTGGACAGTGACCACCGTGCTCCGCCGGTCGGTCGATCAGTCCAGTTGTGATTGGTTGTTGTCTAGTGTTGTTTAGTTTCAATGCCATAACTTATTACTCTCCTTGCGTTTCATATCAATCGTCGACGGTACCCACAGCGGTTACTCCATGGGTACCGCCTCGTCATCAGGTAATGACTGGCTACAGTGTGTCTCTGTCTGCTATCCCATCACCTCCTTTCCTTGAGTAGTTGGAGCAGGGACATGAGCACCGTGTCCTCAGCTGGCGTCTCGACCAGTCCCCAGCCCTGGCGCAGCGACAGCCCCTTGTACTCCTTGGCTGGGGGGTAGGTGTCGTGGACGCTGGCCCAGAACATGTTGCGGTAGACGTCGGCCCTCTCCTTAGCCAGGGTACCCAGTGTCATGGCAACCTGCTCCGCTTTACTGCCATCCGCCGAGAACTCATAGGCAATCTTCTGCTCGGCAGAGATGTGATCGTAGTAGCGGGATACCAGATACAGTACACGGGTCATGCCGGGAGGGACGGTGCCTATGAACTTCTCGTCATCTCCCAGTGGGGATATCCCACCGGTGCAGTCCCCGTCGAGTGATAGTCCGTGCTTATCACCAAGTACCTGTTCCAACTCGGCCACAAAGTCGGGTAGCTTAACAGCTGTAGTGTTCTTCATGTTGTCCATTGTACCACACAAGTCCTTTCGAATCAATAGCTTACTTGACCATCCGTTTCGTGCACACCAGGGCATGGCCAGCGATGTAGTCACCGGGGAGTAGCCACTTCTCCACCAGTGCAGTAGCCACGGGGTTGGGTTCCTTGCCCGTGAGTTTCCCTTCCTCGTCCATCCACATCAACCTACCATCCGGCATGTCGATCATCTGCACAGTGGTGGACTGGGTGTGGGTGTACAACTCCTGCAACTTGAAGTCCCGGCCATTGAGTGGTTCCACGGTGGTGATCGTGCCATCGGGGGCGATGACCTGCGTCACGGGTGGTACCATCGCCTTGGCCAGCGGGTCGTTCATCGTCGCTGACACCGTGCGTCGGCTTGTCTTTTCCATGTTAGTCACTAACTCCTTGCTGTAGTATCGGTCGCAATTCCTCAGCCAGTATGTCATCCTCCCGTGTGTCCATCTGGCGTAGCCGTGCCGCGTGCTCCATGAACACGGGCTTGAATGCCTCGATTGTGGTACGAAATAGAGTATGACACCCTATCACTACCTCGGTCTGGTTGATGTACTGCAACTGGTACACCCCAACCTTGGGACCGGGGTTCTCCCAGGTGTAGATGAGATCCACGCCTGTCGCCCATACCCTCTCGCACAGGTCGAGCAGACGTTTCGCCGCCCGTATCCCAACCCTTGCCCCGCGTGACGTCTCCACCTCGTTGCCACTGATACGCAACAGGGTGATCTTCATCGCCTCGTTAGTTACCCAGTAGGGTACCGGTCCAGTCCAGTCGATGAACTTCCCGGTCGTGGTACCCCCATCCTTCCATGCCTGGGTGATCTGGGCAATGCGATCTGGTGTCCAGTACTCCCTCTCCTTCTCCTCCTTTGCCTTGCTCTCGGCATAGCGTGCCTCGTCCCGCCTGCGCCTCTCGGCCCATGACCGGCGACCGAAGGCACCGTGCTCACTGACCCGTGCCTCATCCACCTCCCTCCACCTGTCACTATATACCTGGGCCACCTCCAACTCAGCGTCGGTCCACCTGCCATTGATCAGGGCCATGCGGTACACCCGGAGTTCCGGCACTGCCCCCATCATGGACCCACTGTCATACCCACTGCCGCCCGTGCCGCCCAGCAGCATCTCGATCTGGCGCAATGTAGTTTCCCGCTCATCGGCCTCGGCTTGGTGGCTGGTCATGGTGATGTACCGCTTGGCTTTCATCTTGCCCAGCTTGGCATCATCCCTGCCACACTCACCCCAGTGGTACACCATGCGCCACCCCAGGTTGCGTAGTATCTGCATGTCATCACCCTTGGTGACCCAGTACATGTTGTATCCCATGACATGCTTGGATATGCGTACTGCGTGATGCTGGGCAGTGGGCATGCCGCGCCGTATCTCACCGGGTATCCAGTGCGGGGAGACGCGGGACCGGTAGGGTTTGTCCACGTGATCCGCGAACAGGGTGATGAGTACCCCGCCCACATCAAGGTGCAGCCCTACGAGTGAGCCGTCGTAGAGTATAGCCTTGCCGTTGTTGGATACGGCAAGGTTACCAGAGCGTAGATACTCTGTCACCCCCCGGTTGCACCACTGGTGCAGTAAGTCTGCTTGCGTTAGTCTAGCCATAGTCGAACCTCCACCACACTGGATAGGTAGTTGGTTACTAACTATCCAGGTGGTCAGTGCTCAGCCTATGCTACCCCTTGGGGTAGGGGCGCGGGGCGAAGTAGCAGTCCGTCTCCACCCCATCCTTGACCAGCGTGACATCCAGTCCCGCCAGTGAGCCGGTCGGTTGGCGTGAGCAGGTGCAGTACTCACGGTAGATACGGGTAGCGTGGTTGTGGTCACGTCCCTGGTGCACCTTGCCTATGCCCTCGACCACCACCCAGTAGAGGGAGATCTTGACTGGTACCTGCCGCTGCGTGGACTCCTCGCGATGGAGCCTGTCTATAATGTCCATCTGCTCCTCGGTTAGGGCAGTGCGTGCAATGGCCTTGATCCACGCGGTGTGGTTAGCCATTGGCTTGCACCTTGGCGAGTGCGGCGGTGATGGCGGCGTTGAGTTTCGCTTGGCACCCGTTGCACCGCACCCCCTGCAATGCCCTGCCCCGCCTGCAGATGCGGCAGGCACGCTGATTGGTTCTCTGTTTGGTCATGTAGTGTTCTCCTTTGTCACTGTCCTACTTGCTGTCGTTCGGCGCGTCGTCGCTCTCGACCACCCGCCATTCACGCACTGCGGTCCAGCGCCATGACAGGGATTGACCTGCGTCCTTGGCCGCAGCCTCGGACGAGTACCGCATCCCATTGCTGGCCCACTTGCCGCTGTTGTCAGCGATGACTTCGACTTTGTATGATCCCATGTTGTTTCTCCTTGGTTAGTTACTAACGTTTCAAAAACAGTTGGCCAATCTCTACCCCATCGAAGTAGACAGTGACCAGCACCTCGTCAGACGGGCCAAGCGACGGGAGGTAGTACTCGTGGAAGTCCCGTTCGCTTGACTCGTAGGACTGGATGACCAGCCCGTTGCGCTTGATTGTGTATCGCAGCCTCATCGTAACTCCTTTGTCTACTATAACTTACCAGTGGGGTGGATGCTCTCTCCCTTCTTGTTGAGATAGTCCATGAACGCATCCCAACTGGACCACATCTCGGACAGGCACCGTCTCACTATGCCGATGGGTTCGGCTACCATGTGGTCAGACAGGAACCACCGGAGGGTAGAGGTCTGGTTGCGTATCTCCTCCACCTTGGTCACGTCCTCCGGGTTCACCCAGAACTCAGAGACGTAGGTCATGTCGCTGGACAGCCTGCCTACCAGGATGTACCGCTCGATTGGACCCTTGTCACCATCCAGGGCTGGAGCATGCCGTACCCTGCCTACCATGCGGCCAACCTGTAGATCCCCTTGATGGCCGGTGCGCCACCAGATGAGGTCACCCAGCTTGGCATCCACCTTGCCGTAGCCTGTCCGGTCGGCATTGCGGCAGAGGACTTGACCCCTGTCTATCGTTGCGTCTGTTCGCATTGCTGTTCTCCTTCCATCCAAGTGCATGATCCAGCCACCGGGTTAGTGACTAACTCATGCACTTGATGACAGTAGACTAGCCTCTACTCGCTGGTGGTGGTCACCTTCATGCCCCGGACCCTCAATGCCCTTACCATGCGGCACAGGTCTACCCCGCCGTTGATGTCCTGGAAGTACTCCAGGAACTCCCGGCAGACACGGTCGGTTTCGATAGCGTTGAGGTTGTCCTTCACGCTATCGACCATGACCTTGACCGTGGGTAGGCTGGGCCGTGCCCCCATCACCTCCTCGCACATCGCCATGACAGCGAGTATAGCCCTGGCCTTGCTCGTCTTGAGGTTGAGCTTCTCCAGCGTGGAGTAGGTCACCCGCGTCGTCGGATTAATTGCCATAGTGATTAGTTCTCCCTTGTCACTGCCTGTATCCCAGCCAGCTACGCCACAGCATGGACACTGACCTGTCACTGCCCATGCTATGTCTAGTTGTCTGCGCTACGCTACTCCATGCGGCTCTCGATATCTATCAGCCGCTGTTCCCCGCCGTCGTACTCGTTGACGGTGTCGCCATCCCGCAGCAGGGTCACGTCCTCGTACCCGGCAATGCCCTGGCCAGCGGCAGAGAGTTTGACATAGCTGTCGTACTTCATCTCGGCAATGCCCTGGTCCATCCCGCTGTAGATGGTGCCAATGTTGCTCACTACAACCTCGTAGTGGTGATGGCCATCGCCGGATGACTGCGCCAGTTCATGGCACGCCTTCTCTGCCGCCTCATAGCTCTCATGCAGCGTGCTGCCACAGCCATTCAACTCACACAGTTTGAGCAGGAACAGCGTGACAATGGGATGGCTGTTCCTGTCCCGTGTGGCCATGGTGTGTTCGCAGAGTACGCCCATCACACGGTGGAAGGACGCTACCACGCCTGATAGATTACAGGCGTCCTGCACGTCGATGGCCTGTTGAGCGGCCTGTTGTATTGTCATAGTCTAGTTCTCCTTCGTCGTTGACATCTAGCCAACTAAGCAGCACGGCCACTACCCCGATGGGCATTGACCGTGCCTCCCTAGCAGTCTACTTGCCTAACTTGCCAGCCTTGGCCAACTCGCGGCCACCGCCGCCATAGCTAGCCAACTGTCTCTCCTGCGCCACTGCCTTGACAGCGGCATCCTCGGCCATCATGCATTCAGTGTCTGTCGCGCATCCCCCCAGCGTGCCAGCAAACGATGACTCATCTGCCTTGGCCTGGATGTCTGCGGTTTCGACATCGCAGTACTTGCCGTAGACACTGTCCACCGTGTAGATGGCATAGGTGATAAGGCCAGTGAATGCGGCCACCCTGACCAGGGTATCCAGGAACGGGATGATCCGGTCACTGATCAGGGTATAGGTTGTTAGTTTCATGATTGGTTCTCTCCTAAGTTGTTGATATCACTGGGGTTAGCCAGCTAGTGGGCCAGGGCAAACATGTCGTATGCTTGCCCTGCCTATAGCCGCCCCACTGTCTAGTGGGGAACGTGGCCGAGCCGCTCGAACTCGGTCTTGGAGTCGGTCGACAGAGTCAATGTCTCCGACAACATGACGCAATCGACACTGACATCGTCCATGCCGTTGATATAGACATGTGGCCGGAACAGATACACCTTACCGTGGGCGAAGTCAATCCGCTGGACCATGGCAGTGTCGAACATGACCGATGCCTGCGGCACACGAATCACGTCCCCGACATACATGTCCTGCGGCTTGACCATGACACGATCTGTTAACACGGCTGGCGGTCTAGTGCCAGTGTCGTAGTAGTGGCTGACGATGTCATCAACCTGATCGTTCGTCAAAGTTGGCATAGATACAATTCTCCTGTCTGCTTGGGATTAGTCCGAGTGGACAAACATGCCGTCTGGCCCGATGGTACAGACGGCATGGCTTGACGACTCGCGGCTAGTGGGTAATGCTCGCCCAGAGCGGCCCGTGATACAAGTCCAGGGTACGCTTGTCGTCGATCAGTTCGACGGACTTGGCTTTCCCTTCACGCCAGTAGACACGTTCCGCTTTGGACACGGCTTCCTCGGCGGTTCTCGCGCTAACTGTCGCGAATTGCTTGGGCTTGCTAAAGCCTACCTGGAACAGAGTGTAGGCGTAGCTATCGGTCAGGTTTGGCATGTGATGGTTCTCCTGTCTGTCGCGTCTGGTAGTCCAGAAACACGAATAGCCAGCCTAGACAATGCCTAGACTGGCTATTAGCGGGGCGTGTTTCCGGCACACGCCCAAGCCGCTTGGCGAACTAGTCCTTGTCGCTCTTGTTTTTCAAGAGCTTGTCATTGTCCACGAGGAATTTCTCGATGGACTTGGCGAACTTGAGCAGGCGAACCCATTGCGACTTGTACAACGTGAACGGGAATCGGCCCAAGCCATAGACCGACAATGCGCCTTTCAGAGACACTTGCATTGTCAGCGGTACTTCCACGACGGGCTTGACGGGAGCCGTAGCGAGCTTCGCGTTTTCGGCTTTCAGACGGGCTACCTCGGCTGCAAGCGGAGCCGTGGATTGCGCGACGGCTTGCGAGACAGCTTGGGCGATGATCGCCTGAATGTCAACTCCGTTGATGGGAGTGGTCACGGTCTTGTTGATTGCCATAGTCTAATGTCTACCTTTCGAATCGCTACCAGTATCTCTGGCAGCTATGGCGAGACACACGTATCGTATATGTCTCGCCATAGCTGTACCGCCAGCATAGCTAGTCACTTGACGGATTGGATAACCTTGTCTCGAAACCCAATTTTTAGACACAACTCTCGTGGAGTTAGCGTGTTCGTTAGTAACTAACTATCTGGCGGTATAGCCGATTGCACTGGTACTACATTGCTACCAGCGTATGGTAGGCCATCTTGGCTATCCAGCACGCCTACCATGTTTTCCGCCTATAACCCTAGTCTCATCTATCACGCCTACCAGTGGTCAATACCCACGCTGGACTTGTTAGGGACTTGTTTCTAGCACGGCATAGCATAGCTAGGGTTCATGAGAATAAATTCTAGATCCTAGCCAATGTTTAGCGGCCGATTCAGCGGATTGCTTCCAGTGGTCAATTGAACTGATACCCACGCTGGACTTTCCACGCTGCCGGAGTCGGTTTTCCCCGCTATGCAAACATGCGATAAACTGACGTATCGTTATGGCAACCATTAACTTTTACCGGACCTTTAACGTTTCCCAACGTTACTCTACTAATGGGCAAGTGAGTTTAAGATATTGGCTTATGTCTTACTTCGCTGGTACTCGTTTCCCCTAACCATTCTGGCCTTTAATGGCCTACACTGCATCCGCTAGTGTGGTTATCTACCAGGGTACTCCGCTACAGCAATAGCATGTGCTATCTATCCGAGTCCGGTATAACATGTCAAAGATCGTTTCGATCCCGTCAATTCGAGTGGTCACGTTCGTGAGAACTTCGCGGGGTATTAGGTTGCGGCTACTTTCCCATATGAGCTTTCGCCGAGTGGACTTTCGTCCTAAGCTTCGCTCTCTGCATGGGAGCTTTCGCCCCGCCCCGCCCCGCCCCGCCTCGAATATCAAAGATCGAAGTCCAACTATATGCAATCCCATGGTATGGCACAAGCGAAATTTGTATGCATAGCGGCTAGCCTATAGGAAACAAAGGTTGAAAATAAATATTGTTATCCATGTCTACATTGAGGCGTAGAAAAGGCGAAAATGTAATCGCCCTTTGTTATCAATGCCTTGCACTGGTTTCGCCATCTATTCCCCTAGTCTATGGCGTATAGGCTATAGGACATTGCCATAGAATCATTGGGTTAGCGGCTCCCGGCTCCCGGCTCACATATATATGGGACTCCCGGCTCCGCCCCGCCTAAACTCCCGGCTCCCGGCTCCGCCTGTTAGTGACTAACTCCCGGCTCCCGGCTCCGCCTGATAGGCTCCCGGCTAGGCTCCCGGCTCCGCTATAGGTAATGTCTACGTCTACGTCTACGTCTATGGCAATGACTCGCGCGAGATGCTCCCCTACCCCCTGACTCGCGCGGGGGGCGGGCCGGTTGGGTCCCATGCGACGTTCTCGACGAGACCAAAATTGGCACTTTTAGGGCATAAAAAAGTATGCTATACTGAAGAAAAACAGTTAGTTACTAACCAGAAAAGGCGAAAATCAGGCGAAAACCGGTTAGTGACTAACAAAATGGCGAATATATGGCGAAAATGGCCCAGGACAGCGCAAAACTGGGGTCCCACGGGGGGGGGTACGGGGGTATGGTGGATTTACGGCCTGCGCCAACGTCGACACAATTGAGATTGAGGCAAATTCATGAAGTTTTGTACTTTCGACAGCAACTTTCGCAATAAATGTCATGTTATCACCAACTTACCGTCATTTTCACCCTCATTCCCGGTGATATACACATAATTATTAGAAGTAACTATACTATACTGTACTTTGCCGGAACCCCAAAATGACCCACCTCGAAAAGTTAGCCAAGGGCGCCATCGCCATCGACCCCAGTAGGCTCATACTGGAGCTTGGCGGGGGGTACACGCTGGAAAACCTCACCGCCGGGTGTGCCATACTGCCTCCCCGGGATCAACTCGTCCTGCGCCATTTGCTGCGCAAACCCATCCTTTGGCTGAAAAGCCGGGGGTTAGTCACTAAGGATGAGTTCGCCGCACTCTGGCAGTTCGCGACCACTACCACCACCACCGACCCAGTCTCCCCATTGAGTAGAGCGAGACTCGAATACCACCTCTCGCACCTCAACCGGTCCAACCACTACCACGCCGTTCGCTGTAACGCCCTCCTCATGTTGGCACTAGGTCTAGGTATCCACCCGCGCCACGCCTACGCACTCAAGGTCCAGGACGTGAAGGCCATACGTGCACTGTTATTGAAACACAACTGCTACACCCGCTGGGCCTGGGCCTATATTGAGAAGCTGATGGTTAATCGACGCATCCACATCAAGCCATACGGCTATGCCCACCAACAACTATTCATCAACCTGGACGGCACCCCGATGGATATCGGCATGGCCCACAGCTTTGTCAACCGCTGGCCAGCTTACTATCACCTCGACTACCGCCAAGCTCTCGTTGCCCATCGCACCATGGCCGTAGAACTCGCCGGGGTCAAGCCGCAACTCGACGCATTATATAAGGAGATATTCACCCGCAATGGAACCATTACACCCACTGTCACCCCCGCGCAACGACCGCAGCCTGCGCCAGTACTCCCGCCCCCAGACGACACCACCGCAGTCACTAACTACTGGTCCTGCACCCGCCTCACCCCCGCTCCGCGCCCACCACTTGTCAACCGCTACCGTTCCTACATCACCAACCACTGGCTCGATGCGCGACGAAATCAAGCAGTTCACCGATACCTGTCTGAGCACCGTCCCCAGCCGGTCGATAGCGATCCTGGCCCAGCGTAGTGGAGTGAATGTCCAAACTATTCGGCACATGCTCAATCGCGGCAAGCTGGTCAACCTCACCACCGTGATCGCCCTTGCCAACGCCGCCAACTTACGTATCCAGTTAGTCACTACCGCCAAGGACGTCGCATAGCCATGGCCCAGCGCAAGATCCGCATCAACGACCGCACCACCCCCGTGCCACACCCGGCACCCGCCTATATGGCAAGCCCGGTCGACGCCAAGGCTGCTGCCGACCGGCGCACCAAGGCCAACCGCACCGCCGCCTTACGCAAAGCCGTTATCGCCAAGTCGCGGTCCTACCGGGTGCCGCAGCCCATACGTGACGACATCGGCCTCACCCGCGACGAGATCCTGGCCAGCGCCCCCGTACTCGCCGCCGCCGTGCGCCCCCTACCCCCCGCCGACCCACTCCCACCCCATTGGCGCAAGTACTTCGCCCAGTGCTGCCGCTACGCCCAGGCCATCCAGTACCGCCATCGCCTTGCCACCAAGCACGACCTGCCCAGCGACTGGTGGGATATACCGCCGCGGGGTGGGCTGAGTGACGTGATCAACGCGGTATTCCTCGACGTCGACGCCGTCTCCACCATCCTCAACATCCCCAGCACCAGCGCCAGCCGTCTCATGTCCAGTGGCCTCATCCCCAGCTTCAAAGGCCCATCCCTGCCATTGATGACCACGGTCCACGACCTCACCATCTACTTATCCATGAACCGCCTCATCGACTGGCGGGTCGTCATGTACCAAGCGGGGTGGAAAGCCGGTCTCGGTGGCCTGTGGCGCGACCCCAGTACCGGTGACTACATTCCCCTCACTGCCGCCCTGGCCAAAGTAAAGTCCCAGGTAGACGTGAAATTCGGTGCCAAACTTGCCTAGCTGTGTGTCACATATATACATAAGGATACCGGTATACAGTATATTGCGGTCGCTTGACATCACACGTCAACCCATGGTATACTGGTATCTAGCTGTAGTGTTCCAGTCTGAGTCTAGTTGATGCCATACGAGCCAGCAGCGTGCTGACAGTGGGAAGTTCAGTGATTGGTTCTCACCACTGTCGGCACGTCTGGTGGTGCGTTAGTTACTAACCAAGGAGAACCATTCACCCATGTCGTCCCCAGCGTCCCCGTCCATTCCATCCCCACCACCTCCTGTGCCTTCGGCACCCGGTACTGGCGCTGCACCCAACCCACCGGCTATGCGCGACCCAACCACCCTCCTGGTACGTGCATTCAAGGGCTTCCTGTACTCGCCAATAACCAAGCAGCTGTACTACACCAATAACCGCGAAAGTGTCGGCCCATCAACCTACGAGCGCCCATGGTCGGTCAACCCCAACTACGGCTACGAGCACCCCATCTACCCACTAAACCCGGTTGACTACTGCACCGCCGACACTGCCGACGCCGTGTTGTCATGGGCAAAGGACAACTGGCCATCCCTGGTCTTCGACATCATCGTCCCCATCCCCGAAGGCTTCGTCACCCAGGCCCAGTACTGGCTGTTAGTCACCAACCACGAGCAGTCCATCATCGAGGTCTACGGGGCTGGCCTGTGGGCATTCGACCACGACAAGGACGGCGATGCCTCTGCCACCGAGCAACGCACCGCCGAATTGAGACAGGCAGGATTCTCGGTCTAACCCCATGGAACCCATCCTCCAGTTCTTCTCCTACACCCATCTCCCGGCCCACCTCCAACTGGTCAGCCAACCCTTCTGTGACCTAGCCAACGCCATCGTAGAGAACCTCCCGCGCAACCCGGAGCGCACCGTGGCCCTCCGCAAGTTGCTCGAATCCAAGGACGCCGCCGTGCGTGCCAAGCTCTACGTTGACCCAGTTAGTGTATAGTTAGCAAAGGAGTAACTCCCACATGTCAACCACATCCACTACCCATACCCCGGCACCCGTTGCCACTGCCCCCACTCCCCCAGCCCCCACCAAACTCGCCCCCTGGCCAGCAGTGCGGCTCAGTGACGGCCCCGACCCCTACGCCCTCCCCGAACCCAAGGAAGGCGAGGAGATCCCCCCGGTCATGATCACGCAGGACGTCGCCGGTTCCCGCACCATCTCCACCATGTACAAGCCCAGCGACCAGGAACCCCCGGTAGTCACTCCCCCAGGCGGCTCCACTGGCGAGACCCCGGTGACCACCACTGTCGCCATCGACGCCGCCACCATCGCTGGCCTATCCACCACCCCGAAGTTATTGGTTGCCGTACCTGCTGGCGCATCCCTGGAGTTCCAGGGAGCCACCGGCCAGTACACCTACGGCACCGCCACCTACACCGGGTCCGGCATACTGCAGATCAAGTGTGGCGGTGTAGTCGTCTCCGATGACGTCGCGGTCACCCCCCTCACCGGCGCTGTCAGCGGCCCCATCACCTTCACTGCCCTCCCCGGTATCGCCCTCGCCCCCGACCAGCCCATTACCTTGACTCAATCTGGTGGCTCACTCGTTGGCGGCGACGGCACCATCTCCCTCGACGTCACCACGTCCACCCACCTCCCCGACCCACCAGCTGGTGACGCTGCCAGTGCCAGTGCCTACAGTGCTGCCCCCAGTGTCCAATCCGCCTCGGCCCCACCATCCACCCTCGCCCCGCGCTCGGCCCAACCCGGCCACGCCCTCGGCATACGCAAGGGGTCGCGCTAGGCAGGCATAGGCATTACCAAGTCCTAGTCTGTTGTTCATTCACTCTTACGGGCGCATAGGTTTATTAGATTTTCCTATGCGCCCTTTTTTCGATATAATCACCCTTTGTTAGTGACTAACCATGCTAGACACCACCATCGAGGAACGGTCCATTGAGTCCACCAGCGTCGAATACCCGTCCCGCCCCCAGGAGGTGATCGTATTTACCCCAGTCGGCACCGACGTAATCACCGGTATCCCCAGCCCAGCCCTGTCCAGTTACGACCAGCTAACCTCCATCCTGCCCTTTATCCAAATAGGCTTCTACGCCAGTGGACCCAACACCGGTCCAGTAACGATCAACCTGAACGACCTCGGCCCCATCCCATTAACTAAGGTTGACGGGGTCATCGACGTCCCCCTCGACGCTGGTGACATCGCCCTCCATCAATACGTCCAAGCCGCCTACTACCCGTGGACACCATCATTCCAGATCGTCAATGGCACGGCCACTAGTGAGGGGGATGTTGGTCCCGCTGGCCCCCCTGGCCCCCAAGGACCTCCCGGCACCGGCATCGCGATCAACGGCGCAGTCGACACCGTGGGCGACCTGCCCCCAGATGGTGATCCTGGTGACGCCTGGGTAGTGGAAAACACCGGCCACCTCTGGGTCTGGGACGAGGATACTCAATCCTGGGTAGACAGCGGCCTAATCCAAGGACCCCCCGGTGTCGATGGCCCCCCTGGCCCCGCCGGTCCCGCAGGCGTAGACGGCACCAATGGCGTCCAGGGTCTCCCCGGCTTACCCGGCCTCGAAGGCGAAAAGGGCGACCAAGGCGACCCCGGTCCACAGGGTCCTACTGGTCCCCAAGGCGTACCGGGTCCTACTGGTGCAACCGGTGCTACTGGTGCCACTGGTCCCGCTGGTGAATCCGCCACCGCTTTCCACTACCGCCTCGACGCCAACAACACCGCCGACGCCGACCCCGGCCCTGGCCACTACCGCTACAACCTCGCCACCCAGGTCACCGCCACCGCCATCTACCTGGACCACATCACCCAGGATGGCCACGACATCATCGCCCTGTTCCAAACCCTCTCCCCCGGGGATGAGTTCCGCATCGTCAACCGCTTCGACGCCTCGATCAACCAGCACTGGGTGCTCACCGCCCTATCGACCAACATGCTGGGCTGGATCACCGCCCACGCAGTACTTACATTGTCTAATGGTGCCCCCTTCCCGCATGATACTCAAGTAACTGTCCTCATCCTCCCCAAGGGCGACACCGGCCCAGCTGGCCCCCAAGGCATCCAAGGCCCCACTGGTCCCGCCGGTCCCGCCGGTCCCCAAGGCATCCAAGGTGTCCCCGGCCTCGATGGCGACGACGGCCCCCTCGGCCCCACCGGCCCCCCAGGACCCACGGGCACCACCGGTCCACAAGGCCCCCCGGGCGCTCAAGGCGACACCGGCCCCGCTGGCCCAACCGGCAGTCAAGGTCTCCAGGGCATCCCAGGACCAGCTGGCCCCATCGGCCCCACTGGCCCCCAGGGCATACAGGGCGACCCCGGTCCCACGGGTGCTACTGGCCCTACTGGCCCACAAGGACCAGGCGGGGGCGCGATCCTACAGGACGAGGGCATCTCCATCGCCACCCGGACATTCGTCAACTTCGTGGGTGCTGGTGTCGTGGCCAGCGATGACCCCGCGAACAACCGCATCCTCATCACCATCCCCGGGGCTACCGGCAGTGGGCACGTCATCCAGGAAGAGGGCACCCCCCTCACTGCCCGTCCTGCCCTCAACTTCATAGGTGCCGGTGTCACTGCCACTGACGACGCCGCCAATTCCCGCACCAACATCACCGTCACCGCCACGGGCGGGGTCACCAGCATCTATGGGCGTACTGGTGTCGTCGTGGCCACCGCTGGGGACTACACGGCGGCGTTAGTGACTAACGCAGTTTCCACCATCGCCACCTACGCCGACCCCGCCTGGATCACCTCATTAGCCTACAGCAAACTCACTGGCGTCCCTACCACCTTCACTCCCAGCACTCACGTCCACGCCGCCGCCGACGTCACCACCGGGGTCATGGCCGTCGCTAGGTTAGGCACAGGCACTCCATCATCCTCCAACTACCTCCGGGGCGACGGTGCCTGGACCGTCCCACCAGCGGCAACCGTCACCAGTGTCTTCACCCGTACCGGTGCCGTAGTCGCCGCCAGTGGTGACTACACTGCCGCGCAGATCACCAACGCCGTCTCCATCCTGGTCGGCTACGGCAACCCCACCTGGATCACATCCCTGGCCTACAGTAAAATCACTGGTGCCCCCACCACCGCCTCTATCCAGACCCCGTGGCTCCAGAACGTCAGCGCCGCCAACTTCAGCCTCTCTAACCTCGGCTACCTCCACATGAACCACGTCTCCAACGACCTGGAGATCGACATCCGCACCAACGGCGCTCTCGGCCTGTCCATCCGCCGCGCCGCCGGTCTCAACAGCGACTCCCGCATCCTCCACTACGGCGACGGCTGGCTCACCCTGGAAAACAGCAACGTCGCCAGCACCATCTACATCCATTCCCAAGGCCCCCTGCAACTCCAATCCACGGGCAACATGGAGTTTCACCTTTCGGCCAAGACCAACGCCATGCGGATCTTCCCAGCAGATGGGTACATCACTCTCGGCTACGGCATCAAGTTCCCCGACGCCACCGTGCAGACCACTGCGGCAACCGGTGGCGGTGGCGGTCAGCCCCAGACCCCGTGGGCACAGAACATCTCTGGCGGCGGATTCGATCTCACCAACGTCAAAACGATCAACTACCAGGGCGGGCTGATCAAAGCCGCCACCCCCGGTACGACCACACTACAAATCCAGGACGGCACGCCGAGCCATACGTTCAGCATCGCGGTGGATGTTGGAGCGGCAAGAATACGTGATAATGCCGGGGTCATCGAACTCACTTCCAACACCAACGGAGGGAACACCAATCAACTTTACCTGAACACCACCGGCAACGTAGGGATAGGTATGGTGCCTGCTGCCTATAAACTCGATGTCGCTGGAGACTGCAACATCACTGGCGTCTACCGGGTCAATGGCGTCCCCATCTCCGGCGGTTCCCAGTCCCCGTGGACGCTGACCCATAACGCGGCATCCTTCGCCCTCCACAGCGTATACAGCGTCTCCATAGGCTGTCCACAGACGACCAGGACCGGGACTGCTCTAGCTATCATCTCCGGTAGTCCCAGCGGCGCAGCGGCAGCGACCCAGCTTGTCATTGGCGAAGACACTAACAACCCGGCGTACCAACTGCAAATCGGTTACGCTGTAGTGAACGGCGTTTGGGCCAGTTGCATCCAATCCGTGCAGGCCAACGTTGGTGCGTCCATGTACCTGAACCCACTGGGCGGCTGGGTAAACATTGGCGGCGCTAGCACCCCAACCTGCGGCCTGCAACTCACTGGCGCTGGCCAAGCAACCGCGTCCCCCACCTTCCCCACCGGCAACCAGGGCTGTACCTTACTACTGAGCGATACTGGGGCCACTGGGGGTAATGGTGGCATGCTGGCCTTCGGCTGGGCGGGGAACGGCTCGGCCTTTGCCGGGATCAAGGGCTACGTCACTGACGGTGCGGCCAACACCGCAGGCTCCATGTTCTTCTGTATGCGCCGTAGTGCCGCCGACACCGCCCTGTCCTTCTGCATGGAATTAAAATCCACTGGCATGCTTCACGCCTCGTATAACATATACACCCCCGGGTTATTCGTCAACGGCGGCGACATGACCAGCTTAGTCAACGGTGCCCCCTACTACGGGTTTGGCGTGGCCACCGGGTCATTCGGTGGCTGGACCCAGATGGCTGGCTATGCCGGGTTACTCCTGCAAACTGGCGGTGGGCGGCTGGTGATGGACATCAATGGCAAGACCGGCATCGGCATCGACGCGCCCACCCGCGTACTCCACGTCCACCACCCCAGCGCCACCACCCAGATGGCGGTCACAGGCTACGCGGCGAATATCATGTTAGGCGCTGCAGGCACTGACCCATCCAGCGACACCATGGCCGCAATCTGGGCAATATCCACTTCCAACGGCCACTGGTCGCTCAACGCCGGTGACGTCCTCCTAGGCTCACTCGGCACCACTGGTGGCAACATCCACATCAACCCCAACTTCCCCAGCCTCGCTGGCTCACAGACCGTCTGCATCTACGGGAACTTGGGGGTAGGGATATTCCCGCCGACGTACCAACTCCAGCTGGGCACCGACAGCGCCGCCAAGTTGAGCACCAGCACCTGGGCCGTCACGTCTGACGCCCGTACCAAGCGCAACATCCACGACCTGGAGGGGGGACTCGATGTGATCACCAGATTGCGTCCTGTCACCGCCGAGTACAACGGCCTTGCCGGTACCCCCGCTGGCCACCGGGTCGTGTCATTCCTGGCCCACGAGATACGCGACATCCTGCCACATACTGTCGGGTCGGTGAGACGCAAACTACATGACGACGACCCCGCCGACACTGATATACTCGACTTCAACCTGCACGAAGTACTCATGCACCTCGTTCTCGCCGTGAAACAATTAGCCCAGGAGAGACAATCCAATGACCTACAGTGAATCAGCCGCCCTAATGTCTGACCCCATATTCAGGGGCAGGGTCCAGGTGGCCGTGCTCAAGTTCGCCGACAGCATCATGATCGAGGCTGGGTCAGTCCCGGCCCATAACACCCGCGAAAAGTGGGCACTCCAGGCCATGCAGAACCCCAACATGGTGGCAATGCAAATCCAACCCCCCACCGTGATGGACCCCGCCGTACAACAAGACGGTGCCGCAGTGACAGACGCCTCCCTCCAAGCCGCCGTCGAGGGCGTAGTCAACAAGTTACTCTAATCTCTATGCAATCCCTATCTCTCGCCTACTACCAGCGGGTCATGCTGTGGAATATGATCGGCAACTACAGCGCCCCGAATCTCAAGGAAGCCTCGGTCTACTTACGTATCATTGAGAAAATCCGCCTCAGCGACATCGAGCAGGTGGAAACCGAGTTCACCTCCAACGGTAACCAGTACGGGTGGAAGTTACCCGCGCCCAGTTATGGCAACTGCGTCGTGGACCTGGAAAACGAGGAGGCCAAGGCCCTCGCAACCGCGATTGAGTCAGCGACACCAGTGCGCGTCATCGACGCCGAGTGGCTATCCAACATGGTGGCCGAGTTGCGCCACCCCGTGCTGGAGTTAGTCACTAACGCCCCGTCAAATTGAAACGTTACAATATCCACCGTCTCACTTTGTCATTGACATCCGGTGTCACCTTGGGGTACTCTACAGCCTAGAGGAGTACCACACATGCCCACCAGCACGATGGACATGAACGAACGTACACTATATCTCGGCCTCAAGCCCAAGGGGACCAAGGCCGAGGTGTACAGCAACCAGCGGCGCGAGGCCAAGCGCGCCTCTGCCAGCAATGCGTCCAACGGGATGCGAATCACCGACAAGGAGAACCTTGCCACCCGGACCGACAAGGTCCACGAAGCCCTGATGGAGGAAGCCCGTGCACAAGCCAAGAGCAAGACCGCCAAGAATGGAGTTTCCGGTGGTGTCAAAGGTGAATGTTGTCCCACCGGGGCGTATGAGTACTGCGAAATCGAAGCCCTTACCCCCACCCACGTCGCCTACAAGCAAGGCCCCGACCTCTTCGGGCGCGCCTATATGTACGACGTCGGCACCGGGGAAGTAGAACTCGGTCCCCGCATGGTGGTTCACCAGGAGTTGGTATTCGGAAAGGACGGTTAGTCACTAACATGCCGCTCAAAAAGGGGTCATCCCCGAAGACGATCTCCAAGAACATCCGTACCGAGATGGCCGCTGGGAAACCGGTGAAACAAGCAGCGGCCATCGCCTACAACGTTGCTGGCAAGGGCAAGCGCGGCAAGAAATAGCTGATATCCTATGTTGCGATGGCACTAAAACTTCGCAATAATAGGTCACAGGCGGGTCCATCTCCGAACGGGAAAGCCACGGCAACTGCGGTCAACGGCATCGACCATCCCATTGACAGCATCCCTCCTGGCCCCGTATGGACCCGCCTGATTGACGACTTTACCGCAGCGTACCCACCATCCAGCGACAACGTTGACGAGTACATTGCCGCCGTCGCAATCCGCTTTGCCATCCCAGAGGCCGACCTCTCCACCTACCTACGATCCCGCATACGTCGCGGCCATCTCATTGCCAGGGCCACGATGGAGAGGGCCATGTACGTCAAGGCCCAGGAGGCCGCGGCCCTGGTGGGTGTGCGCATTGCCAAAGCCTTCGCCGTCATTGACGACGGCATGAACGCCGAGAGGGTCACCTACGACCGCGACGGCAACCCCCACTTCACTCCCGATCACCGCACCCGCATCACTGCCGCCGCCAAGTTACTCGACACCCTCGGTGCCAACCACCCGTCAAAAGCTGTTGTCGAGCACGAGATTGGTGATAAGTTGGCCGCGCTATCCACAGACGAGTTACGCCTACGTCTCGTGGAACTAGTACAACATGCCGGTGGGACATTACGCGCATCCGGAGTGAAAGGTATAATTGACATTACACATTCGCCAGTTAGTGACTAACCGTGATGTCTACCGCACCTACTCAATTTATCCCACTCCCCCACCTCGACGACGTCCGTCTCGCCAGCGAGATCGCCGAACTCACCGACGAACTCATCTACCGCGAATCCATCGACAACACCGCCAGGAGTGCAATGTATTGGCTCCGTCACGGCACCCGCACGGTGGATGAGCAGGACGCCAACAGTCGTAAGCCCTTCCCCGCCTCCCCCTATTTTGACTACATCGCCGAGGACATCATGGTGCGGCCACCCCAAGGCGAGTCCATCATCCACGCCACTTACAAATCCCGCACCACCATGATGAGTTGGACCGCAGCAGGTCTAGCCGCCCACATGATGGCGACGCAACCGGACACCCGTGTCATTGTCCAATCCGCCGACCAGCCCCGTGCCGCCAAGATCATCGAGAAGATCAAAGTTCTCCTCATGAACAGTACCGATCGTCTCCGTGGTAAATGGCTTGGCGACCTCACCCTGGACCTCTTCTCCCAGTCCTACGCCGAGTGCAACCTCCCCAATGGCTCCAGTGCCGCCGCCTTCGCCTCTGGCAGTGACAAGATCCGCTTCGAGCACGGCACCGTGTACATCTTCGACGAAGCATCCCTCGAAGACGAGTTACTCGAATGCGTCACCAACGCTCTCGCCGCCAAGACCCCCTACATCTGGCTCATCGCCACCGCGAAGCCGGGTCCATTGAATGAAATCTGGAAGGAATGCAAGCAGATCCCCTGGAGTTATAACCCCCTCCTCCACCAGGACCTCTACGCCTACACCCACCTATTTGACCGGGGTAGCCTCGCCGACGTGGGCCTAAGTGGTCTCCAGGTACCCGTCCCCGGTGGCCTCAAGGGCGATGTGAGCGGCCCAATCCCCGGCCTCACCAAGCACCTCTCGCCGCAGGGCTGGGTGTTCATTCGCGTCCACTACTCCTGCGACCCATCCATGCGCGACCCGGTCAAACTCAAGCGCGTCGCCAAGGTCTTCGGCGGCATGGGGTCGCCCATGTGGAAGCGCGAGATGGAAATCGACGCCGAAGCCCTCGGCGGTGCCCTAGTCCACCCGAAATACAATGAGCAAATCCACGTCATCCCCGACCGCGACATCCCATCCTACGGGTGTCTATACATGTCCATTGATCCTCATCCACGCACCGAACACGCGGCCCTTTGGATGCTGGTTACTAGAGACTACGACTTCTACTTTTACCGCGAATCCTGGCCCAGTAACGTTTACGGCACTGGACGGCGTCTCCGAGATGAAGATGAATGTAACCGTTATACTGTCCGTACATACGCAGAGTATATAGCTTTTGTCGAGGGCAACGAGATCGTCGCCACCAGCCCCGGCACCCCCTATGAAATGTACCAGTACACTCATCGCGATGGTGGCGAGAGGATCGTATCTCGTCTTATGGATCAGGCAGGCAAGGGGTTTCGCATCTCTGGCGAGGGCACCCCGGACCTATTCATCTATGACGAGTACCGCAAGTATGGGATCTATTGCGCCGACCCGCGTAAGTCACATGCGGTTGGTAATGATAAAATCGACGAGCTACTGGAACCCAAGCCCTGGCGTCATACTACTCGACCGCGTCTCTTCATCGCCGAATCCCTACTGGAACTCCGCGCTGAGTTTCGCAATCATCGCTACGCCACGACGTCGACCTCCCTATCCAAGGATCTCAACCAGCGGGTATCGCAGTTCCGCACCCACATGCTGGACAACTGCCGCTACCTCCTCAGTGGTAACATATTCTACACCGAGATGATGGCATCGCCGCGCTACGTCATCTCCAACCAGTTCACCGCCCCCGTGGGTGTTAGTCACTAACAAGGAGACTTGATCGCCATGACCCAGGAAGAACAAGACTCAGTCGCAGGCGGTGGCCGGTACATCCCCACCGGCAATGACGACTTCGCCACCGGTGACCACGACGCCGACCGGGTCAACATCATGGACACCCGCATTAGCCGCAGCGAACAGTGGCTGGAGAACAACTACTGGCGCACCTGGGAGAAGACCTGCGAGTCCTACTACGGGTACCGGCAACCCCTGCTACTCAACGACCCCACGATTGCCACTCCCGCCACCATGGACGGGGCGTTTGCCAGTGACAGTGTCGCCATCCTGCGCGCGGCGTCGAATAGGGTAAAGAGACAAGATCGCACCGATGGTCTGCCCATCCTGTGGAATGCCTGTTCCCGCCTCGTCGCCCGGGTCAACGCCAACGTGCCCATCATCACGTGCAGGTCCCAGAATGCGGAACGCGCCGACAAGCTGGCCTCCTCGTACATGTACTTCTACGATAAAGCCCAGCGGAAGTCCCGTATCGTAAACAAGACCCTCATTAGTTCCTTTATCACCGGCTGGGGTCCCAATGCCTGGGGCTGGGACGATACGCAAATCAAACGGGTGCGTCTCGTCCGTCCCGAGCGCATGACCGACGACATGATCGCTGCCGTGCTCGACACCTACAAGCCGCAACTCGTCCCCATCATCGAGGACATCGCCACCGCCGCCAGCGTCGACCCCAACGACGAGCAGGCCATGGATGACGTGGCATTACAAGCCATCCCAGTCCTGGCCCAAACCTATGGCCACAAGGGTCGCCTACGTCTCATCTACAGTGAACGCGGCTACGTCGGCCCGAGCGTCAAGTACCTGTTCCCGGGCGACGTCTACCCGGAACCGGAGTTCGACACCCTCGGCAACTGTGCCTATGTGGGCACCTACATGCGGGTGGGTATCGAGTGGTTCCAGGAGCTATACGAGAGACATAAACTCCCCAACGGCGAGTACGACCCGGAACTGGCCACCCGTATCAACAAGGTCATGGAGGAGCAGCCCAACGGGGACGTGCGCAGTATCGGCTCCCAATCCGAGCGCCTCCGCTCCAACATGTACAGCCTGCTCAAACGGGTCACCCCGCAGGAGCCGACCAACACCTCGGCCACCGCCGACGACATCGAGGTGCGGTGGGGCATACACAAGATCGAGTACCCGGGTAAAGGCGGGGACGACGCCACCGTGGAGTATAAATGCGGGAACATCTGGCTGGGGCATTTCTATTACCCGTTTCTCATTGGCGACGGCAAGATTGCCATGACCGAGTTGCGCATCGTAGACTCCATCTTCGGCGGTCCCGGCGACTCCCCGGCCCATCGCATCGTCTCTCTCGCCGACATGTACGCCCAGAGTTTCTTTCAACGCCACGACCTGATCGACGCCATTAGTAGACCACTGCTGTGGACCGATGACGCAGCCCTCTGGTCCAACCCGGAGTTCTTCACCCGCAACACCAGCGGCTTCCGGGTCGTCTACACGCGAGGCGGCGGCAAGTCATTCGGCTTCGAGCAGAGTGGGCCAGCCATAGCGTCGGCGATGTCCACGATGAACAGCGACGACTCGGCCATGAAACTCATCCAGTCCACCATGGGTGACTCCAACCTGGGCAACCAAGCCGAACTGGTGGGTGGTCAGAACGACACTGCGACCGGCGCGAAAATCATGGACCGCAACACCGCGATCCTCAGTGGGCAGACCACCAGTATGTTTGTCCAAAAGGTCGGGGACGACTGCGAGATGATGCGCGAGATTCTACGCAGTGAGTTAAACGAGGACCTCGACCTCGACCTTGGTCACTACCACATGCTCAACGGGCAGGCCGACCGCCTGGAGGACATGGGTAACTCCATGGTGACCATGGAACCGGAGGACTACGAGGAGGACGGGGAGATTATAGTGGATGCGTCGTCGATGTTCCCCGATGCCCGGAAGAACAAGGTGGACGACGCCAACCTAGTGTACAGTCTGGCTAAGGAGAACCCGGACAAGATGCACATCGACGAGGCGATCAAGGACGTGTTGAAAGCTATGGGTAAGGGCAAGGACATCACCCGTCTCATGATCCCGGCACCTCCCCCAGGTTCTCCCGAGGCCAACGCCCAAGCCAACCCGATGGAAGCCCTCATGGGCGCAGTGAAAGGAAAGCAAGGCAATGCGAATGCACCAGATAGACCTGACCCCAGTGGATCACAACCCCCGCCAGGAGGCCCAGCCACTCCAACTCCCCCTGGATCTGCAGGTGGAGGCAAATCCAATGGCCACCCTGCCCCACCACCCATGGAGGGACAGCAGGCGAGTATGGGAGGTGTACCGCTTGTTTAGGCCGTTCCTCGAAGACTTCATCGCCAACCGCAAGGATTCCCGCATACGCGAAACGGTCAGCGCCGCCATCGCCGGTAACGCCACCGACGCCACCGTGAGCGCCGCCCAGTACGACTTCCTCGACTCCCTGCTGGAGGACATGGAAGCCTACGCCGCACAGGAGTTGGCTATTCACGGCATCCCCCCATTCTTGTAATCGTGTTACAGTAATCCCTGTTAGTAACTAACCCCAGGAGAACAGACCACTTATGGCAATGCAAACCTTCGGCAATCCCACCGGCACCATCACCATGGATGAGATCAAGCAGGCCGGTAGCGACGAAACCAACATCATGCAGGACCCCAGCGAGGAGTCCACCGGCACCACCAGCGACACTGACGAGGCCACAGGTGAACCCAGCGAGGCTGACGAACCGGTTGAGACTGAGGAGTCGGCAGCAGCAGCACCCGCCGATGACCAACGGGCCACCATCGCCGATGAACTCGGTTACGACCCGGCCAACCTCACCCCCAAGCAGGCCCAGATAGTCAACGAGGTGATCGCCCAGCTGGCCGAGAGCGACACCCCCGCCGCCACCACAGCCGACCCCGAGGCCAACCTCACCGAGATCGAACGCGAGGTACGCGCAGCCAAGGCCACCAGGGCCAGTGCCAGTGCCAGTGAACTTCCCCCTACCCCCCCCCCGCGCCAAGCCACCACCCCCGCCGACGCCGACCCCATCGTGCTCGACCCCGCGCAACACTACACCGCGGAGGCCCAACTCTACAGTGACTCGATGGATGCGCGTCTCAGCGAACCGCAGCGGCGGCGTGCCTTCGAAGAACTACGTGAACACCGCCGCTACGAGTTTGCCAAAGACCTTGTCTACAACCTCAAATCCCCCGTCGTCCTGCAGTATCTACGTGACCAGTTACTCGCTGATGTCGAACCCAAGTTGGCCCAATTCGACGACTTGAATCGTAGTGCCTCTCAATATCGCAGTAGACAATCCGCCGAACGTTCTGCTATAGTGCAACTCAGCAAGTTGGACAAAACCGACCCTGACATCGCCGAGTTTGTCAAGCCTTCCAAGGACGGCAACTCCACGTATATGCAGGTAATGCGGTCGAGTCCGGCCATTGCCGCCAGAGTCAATCGTCTAGGAGAGAACCCCGATTACAGTGATCTCCCTGCCGACCGCCGGGCCGTCCTGCACGAGATAGATCGCATCCGTCTCGCCCACGACCTCGCCCCGCGCAGTACTAAGGGCAATGCCAATGCGAGTGTGAGGGTGGCTAAGGTGAAAGCCGCCGCAGCGTTAGTAAAGCGTGGGACTACGGTATCCACTGCCGCTAAGGCCGCCGCCGCCAGTATCATAGCCAAACGAGCCGCAGGCGCAGCCAATGGTGGGGGTGTCGCCTCCCGTGGCAATGGCCAACGCCGCTTCGAGAACCCCGACGCCGAGAGGTTGCGCATCGCCGCCAACAAGTCGACCAGTATTTTTGGTTAGTAACTAACCGCCACTATTTCTCACTACAAGGGAGTCTCTCGCCATGCCTATTTCCTACGCCCTAGGCAACCGCCATACCCAGCAGATGTTCGCTGCCAGCGACAATATCAGAGTCGTCGGCACCGACGCCATGCTCATTCGCCCGGACATCGCCCCATTGACCACCCTCCTCATCGAGGGATTAAAAAAGTCCCGCAAGAAGGGCCAAGCCTCGACCCTGATCGAGTGGAAAGAGGATGACTGGATGACGCAATGGGTAATTACCGCTGCTGCAGTCGCAGACGGCGTCGCCACGTCGATCACCCTCGTTGACTCCAAGCCCGTCGTCCCAGGAGACGTGCTGTACTTCCCGCCAGCGAATGCCACCGTCGCCATGGGTGAACTGGTACGTATCACCGCCAACAACCCCGCCACCAACGTCATCACCGTCACCCGTGCCTTCGCCGGTACCGTGGGCGCAGCGATTGCCTCTGGCTCTGCCCTATCCATCAACGGCCCAGCACTGAACGAAGGTGCCGCTGCCCCGGATAGCAAGTCCACCATCGCGATGACCAAGACCACGTACATGCAGCACTTCGGCAAGACCAAGCGCATCACCCTGGAGCAGGCCGCATCCAACCAGTACGCCTCGCCACAGGGTCTGCGTGACGATCTCCAGTCCAAGATGATGAACGAGATGAAACTCGACTACAACCGCACCGCCTATTGGGGCAAGTCCTCGCAGGATCTCAACGACGTCAACGGCGAGATGCGCACCATGGCCGGGTTGCGTAGTGAAATCACCACCAACGTCGTCGACGCCGGGGGCACCCTCACCTACAAGGGGTTCCTGGGGTTCTGCGAACGGCTGTTCCAATTCCACGACTCCCAGAGCGAACTCGGCCTCCTGTGCCCAGCTATGGTTATCAACGCCATCAACGCTTGGCAGCACCAGTTCCTGATGGTAGGGCCAACCGAGAAGATGTACGGCGTCAAGACCAGGATGGTGCAAACCGGCTTCGGCGACCTGCGCCTCATCCATGACAAGACCCTCGAGACTCTCACGGGTCAAACTCGCGGTTTCGGTCACATCGCCTTCGGGGTGGACTTCTCCAACGTCGAGATCGTCTTCCTGCAGGGGAACGGCGCAAGTTATGGTGAACCCACGATCCTTGAGGACAACATCAAGGACGGCGCTGGCCGCATTGTCGATCAGACCCGCATGATCTGTGGACTCAAGGTACGCCATGAGAAAAAGCACGGGGTCCTGCAAAACGTCACCGATTACACGGCCCCCTTCTAGCCGGTAGTCAACAACCTCGCCAGACCGGACAACGCTGGACAACATGGTTCTGTTCTCCCCAGTGTTCTCCCCGGTTTTGGTTGAGCGGGGGTGGGTGGTAAGTGCGGTGCTGCCCACCCCTACAGTGTTACGTCCACCGCATGCATCGCATTGTTAGTCACTAACTTCCAAAGGAGTCCCGCACCGCATGACCGCCACCATCCCCGACCACGTCGTAGCCGAGTTTCTCGCCGACCCAACCAACGGCCTGTCACTCCTCTCCATCGGCGACCCGTTCATCCACCGTTCCGGCCTGCCCACCCGCGAGTACTACTCGCTCACCTACCCCGGTCTCACCAAGCAGGTCCACTTCGTCAACCCCCGGCCCGTCAACGGCTCCAAGGACACCATCATCACCGCGCAGATGCGCTTCATGATCGTCCCCAAGACCATCGCCCCCGGGCATAACATCTCCCTAGGCGTGTTGCGTACCAACAATCCCCTGTGGATACGCGCCCTGGATGACTCCCGCGATGCCGAGATCGCCGAGGCCGGGTTCGCCAGCATCCTCAACGCCGAAGAAATGGTCGAGGCCACCAAGTCGCAGGCGCAACGCATGGCCGACCGCATCGTCGACGAGACCACCGCCACCCTCAACCCCCTCATTCGCGAACAGAAGTCCCGCATCACCGCGCAGGAGGCCGAACTGTCCCGCCTACGCGCCGTGGTGGCCAAGCTCACCGCCGACAAGGCCATGACCACACCTAGTGACGAGGTGGATGCCGACGTCGACCTCGAAGCCATGGCCAGCGGCGACGCCCTGGGAGACACCAACACCGCAGCCAGCGACGATGCCACCGCCCGTTTCCTCAAGCCTGCCCAGCCCGACGACGACGTAATGCTGGAGGAGGCACGCAAGGCCAGGGGTGGCAAGCGCAAGTAGTACAATAGTCCAGTCCCACAGGAGGTAGCCGCCGCCATGCTGTACAGCGCCTATTGGAGATACCTAGTCAACTATGACGAATCCGCCGTCGGCGGCTACCCCCATGAGTGGCAGTTTTGGTACATAGTCCTGCCGCAGTTCATGTCGGAGGTCTACAACCGGCACGGCAAGGGCTACTGGAATACCACCACCCTCTCTATCCCCATCCCGGCCAACGACAGCCGCATCGTCCTCCCCCAGGATGTGCTCACCATCGAACCGCATGGGGCATTCATCACCGGCGCACCCATCATGGGTAATAACATTGTGGGCACCGGCTACGAGATCATACCTAATCACGACGTCCCGGGCATTGGCGCAGTCATGGAATACGGGGACCACGCCGACTACCCGCACCCAGGACCGGGGTACCCATCGACGTACCGCATCGCCGCCGCCTTGATCCCCGAGTTACCACCAGGAGATGACTCTGAGGGCGACTACAAGGTGATAGTGTTCAATCGCCCCGCAGTGGCCGGGTTGACCCTGCGTATCAAGTACGTCCAGCGGCCCCTCGTCCCGGCCCACCCACTAGGCGTATGGAGCGACACCAACCTCTCCCTCTACGTGCCTAATCAACTCATTCCACTATTGTCGGTATTCAATCGCGCCTTCATCTACGGCGACCGCGAGGCAGGCAACCAGGACAACCGGTTCGTGACCCAGATGAAACGCTTCTACGCCATGCTGGACACCCTCGACCCCATCATGGGGGCGTCACCTCGTGGCTATCACATGGTTGGGTCCAACTAAGTGACAGTTAGTAACTAACCACTATGGCCGAATCCAAGCCTCCCATCTACGTGCCGCTCACGGGCGTCATCACCCAGGTCAACCCCAGTGCGCCTCCCCCCGCCGCCGTCCACTGCCATAACTTCCGGGTCATGCCCAGTGTCGACGGCTCCCTATGGCTCCGTCTCTTCGGTGGGCGCAAGCTCCGTGCCATCTTCGCCAGCGGCCTCTGGAAGCAGTTCCAGGAATACCTCGACCCGTGGGTAGCCGGTTACCGCAACCACATGGCCCTCAAGGTGACCAGTACTACGGCCCAGTGGTGGTCGCTGTTCCTGGGCTACTGGGATGGGGTCATGGTGCTCAATATCGAGCAACTCTACGGCGGGGCATTTGTTCTCACGCATCCGGCCCCCGTATGCAACACCAACGAGGGGATCGTCATGTACAACGGGATGGGGGTGCGCAATACCACCGCTGGCTCCTTCCCCCCATTTAGTATCTATCTCGCCGATGTCAATCAACTCATCTACCTGGGCCTGGACTGCTTCCTCACCAATGCCAACTTCCCGCCAGTGGCTTCCGCAACCCCCGGGTCCATGACCATCCTCAACGAGATTACCTTCTACGTCGGCCTGTTCAACACCCGTACCTACCACTTCTCCAATGTCGTCTATGTGGGTACCGTCACTGCCGGTTCGAGCCGCGGTGTGTGGATCAGCCAATTGCAGAACATCCACATGCGCAGCCACGGCACGTATGAGACCGGCTTACAAAAGTACGTGTTCTACGCCACGGTGGACCTGACCAATGCCGAAGTGGGGTACCTCATGATGGACCCCGCCGACCCCACCATGCCCATTACCGCGCCCATTACCGCCACTGAAATCACGATCCCCAACTACGTGCTCGACGTATTCAAGGAGGCCCCGGTCGACAACTTCCCCCCACGTCCCATGCGGTGGATAGCATTTGTAGAGGGACGCATCTATGGTGCATTACTCCCCGGCGGTGGGCAATCACCAACTCGCCCCGACTTTAGCTATGTCTCACCAACCCATTATCTAAGCGGTATCGTCTGGAGTGCTGCGGCGAGTGACGTAAGTGAAACCTTCTTTCTCGGTGCCCCCGAGCACGCCTTCCCCCTGGATAACTTCCGGTCCACCCCCAGCAGTGAGCAACCCGTCTGGGGCGCGAGGTCCCCCGAGGGGAAGTCGCTGCACGTCCTCACCGAGACCACCAACTACATCGTCTACGAGGACATCGACGAGAGGCACTCATTCACCGAGATCCCGGGCCGGTACGGGATATTCAACACCTACACCTATTGTGAGAGGACCCCGCACGGCTCTATTTGGGAGACGCAGAACGGTGAGATCGTCGCCCTGGACGAGGCTGGCCGCATCGACATCCTCTCCCGCCCGTACCAGGATAAGTTACGCGGTAAAACCTCGCGCTTCGCCACGCACACGTTCGACCCGCCCAACATGATCGACCGCTACGAGTTGTTCTTCACAGACGGCACCGAGTGGGTGCATGACTTCATCACCGGCCAGGGCTATAGTGCTGATGGGGACTTCACTGGGGGCAAGACCCTGATTGACGCATACAACAAACGTAATCACATGCTGGCCAACCGGGACTTCTTCACCGCCGCCGGTCAGCCCGATGACTCACTAGGGCGGGAGTTGGTCAAGGACGACATTGTCACTGGCGGTATCGCCGTCCCCACCCGCCGCACTGGTGAGTACGAGTCGCACTGGATAGACTTCGGCGACCCCGCCAGTATAGGCAATGTGGCCGAGACCCACATCCACGGCGACGTGCGTAGTGCCAACCTGTCCATCCATGCGTGGCGCGATCATGAGGAGCCGCTGGATGCGACTGGGATACCCAACCTGTTGACTAGCGCCATCTTCAGCGCAGCCAACTACATGGTCACGGTGGGCAAGGCATTGCTAGGCACAGTATGCAATCTCAAGTTGCGTATCCGCCTAGTCGCCGACGCGAATGAAACATTCTACCCCACGGCGTACCAGTACGCACGCATGACCCTTGCCAAAACCATGGTCGGCGTCGTGGGCAAACTGGGCTTTGTATTGACTAAGGGAAGGATAAGGTTACAGTAATGGATCAGTTGATTATGCTTATTGTCTACATCATCCTGTTTGCCATAGTCGCATATGGCCTCAACTGGGTGTGTGTCTCCTATGCATTGCCCCAGCCCATCCGCTGGATAGTGGGCGGGATATTGCTAATCGTCCTGCTACTGTTCCTGTCGCGCCAGCTGGGGGTCGGCAGCGGGACTGTGTTTCACCGACCGTAGCAGTTAGTCACTAACAACATGACCATCAGCCAGCGGGGGCAGGTCGAACGCCAGCTAGCCGAGTTGGACCGCGCCACCCGCCTGTCCCGCCTCGCCCCCGCCCCGCCACGTGCAGTAAAAGGCGCAGGCGGGATATTGAGTTGGAACGCCCCCCATCCCAGTAGTCCCGGGGTCTACACTCACTTCCGGGTCTATGCCAACGGCGACGGTGACGACAAGCTGGTACGCCAACTCCCCGCTGACCAGCTATTCCTCAGTGACGGCCTCACCGGCGACAGCATCTTTGTATCAACTTTCAATGCCACCACTGGGGCCGAATCATCCCGCATCCCCATGGTGGGGACACTCGCCGCCGCTGTCGCACCCCCAGTGACTAGTGCCGACAGCGACATCTACCCGTATCTATTGACTAGTACTGGCATCACCCTCATCACCTACGCTGCGCCTGCCAAGGACGGCGACTTCCTCACGGTCGACATCCGCATCCCGCTAGGCGTGCCGCCCACCAATATATACTGGATCGAGTGGGGCGGGACGTTCGATCTCGACGTGCCCAACGGGTTGAACGACGTACCCGGGGCGCGGAATCTATTCTTTTTCACATCAATAGGACTAAAATGGACCATGCTAAGTTATCGTGGATATGTGCCGGAATAGCGGCATTGCTGTTAGTCACTAACCCGCTTACCGCCCAGGGGAATGTGCAGTACTCGTGGCAGGGGCCAGCGGAGATGCTGCCCAACACCCCCACGGCTGGGGGCGACACTGGTGAGTTTAGATACCGCGAGAGCAAGACCTTCGGGGTCGAGTACGCCTCCATACGTGCGGCCACCAGCATGTCTACGTCGTACCGCATGCGCCTCCCCCCGTCTATCGGCGTCGTCGACTACTGCGTCAAGCGCGGGGCCACCGTGGTAGACGGCGATGGGGTCAACTCGATCCCGCTGCGCTTCGACGTCTGCGCCGCCCCCGGTGGCACCGAGTGGATTAGTGCCACTCACGACTCAGCCAATCAACACCTGTCCACCGTGTATACCAACAATGTGGTCGACTACGCCGACTGGGTGGTACGGCGATCCCGGGGCACCGAGGCCACCCCAACCGATACTGTGGTAGGTGATTTCATCGCTGGCACCAACTACCAAGCGCGGGTGGGTGGGACATTCAAGCCCCAGCTGATTATTACCAGTAAACGTATCACTGCCACCCCCACCGCTGTCGCCGACTGGCGTCTCACCATGTACGACGCTGCCGGTGCCGCCCACGACAAACTCCTCATCAACGACAAGGCCACCCTCGACAGCGACTTCCTCCCCGCCCAGGATGTGACCCACTCACTGGGCAGCACTGCCCTACGCTGGAAGAAGCTCTGGGTACAAGACATCGACTGTACCGGTGCGTGCGGCATAGGCAGTAACTGGTTCCGCAACACCACTGCCGGTTATGTACGTCCACTGGTGGCCACCGACGACGTGCGTACCCGTGCCAAGTACGTCTTCGAGGATGCCGCCAGCGTGACTACCGCCGACATCGAGGTGTCGAGCGGCCCGAATGAGTCCATGCAATTCCGTGACAAGGCCGGGAACGAGATGCTCAAACTCCAGGTCCTCTTCGCCACTGTCTCCAGCAAGGAGGCGACCCTGGACGCGACATTCATACCAAAGACCGGGAACCTGTTCAACCTGGGGATCGACTCGACCCGCATGTGGAACGGCCTGTACGTTCAAAGCGTCTACCCCGTCAACCTGCGGCCATCAGCCACCGCCGCCTCCGGTGCCATAAAGTCATTCGCCCACCTGAACCCAGCCGCCGCCGATTCCTACGACCTGGGCACCGCCACCGACCGCTGGCGCACCCTGTTTGTCAAGGACATTGATTGCATTGGCGTATGCCCCGGCGGTAGTGGTGGGTGGACCCGCATTACCACGCCCACCACCCTGCTCACCCCTACAGTGGTTGCCGACGACGTGCGCATCACCAACAAGTTACTGTTCCAGGACCGGGCCGGTGCCGGGGTGCTTAGTGCCCTGACGTTTGACATCTACGCCGACGTGGGTGGGGCCGGGGCGCGGTACATGGTATTCCGAGACAACGGCGGGGGCGAGATGCTGCGCCTCGAACGCATGGAACTCACCAGCGTCACCGACAAGGCCATATTTGACCTGCACCTCATACCCAAGGCGGCTGGTGCCCGTGACCTCGGCCTGCCCTACACCGGGGTACCCGCCACTGACCGGTACTGGCGAACCGCATACATCAACGGGGTATTCCTGGGGGCCATGGCGAGTCTCACGGGTAATGGGCAGATAC